TGACGGCGGGGACGTACTACTGGTGCAGCCAGCCTGGGACTACTTCGCCCGGCAGCGGCAGGTTCGAGGACATGCTGGAGGCGGCCCTGACGGCCGCCATGGCGGGGACGTGGGTGGTCGAGATCACGTCCACGTGGAGGCTGTCCATCACCTACACCGGCGGCAGCACGCCCACCACGCTGAACTTCCAGGCCCTCGACGTCCTGGCGCCGTACATGCTCGGGGACAGCCTTGTCACCACCGACGCCATTATCAACTTCACCAGCAAGGCCTGGACGGGCACGTACCAGCCCCGGTGGCTGTGGCGCCCCAACGAGCCGGTCATCGATGACCAGGTCAAGCCGGTGGTCGCCAACGTCGTGGCAACGTCGGAGTTCGACGGCTCCAGCATCATCGACAACTACGGCGAGTACTTCGCCCGGACCATCCGCATGGAGGCCGTGTTCGGCTCGCGGGTGTGGCAGTGGGCCGCCGACGACGCCGACTTCGCCACCGAGGCGGGGGAGGTCGTAGGGGACATGTGGGTGTCCCTGGAGTCCTTCTGGCGCGACGCCTGGACCCTGGCAACGGAGCCGGGGGTCATCCTGTACCTCCAGGACGGCGAGGCCGGGTGGTCAACGTGGGCGTGGCAGCAGATGCAGTGGGTGGACGCTGAGCAGCTACGGGACCTCGAGGACGGTCTGGACGAGCTGACCACTGAGCCCTTCCAGATCACCGTCACCATGAAGCTCCTGGATCTCAAGATCGGGGGTAAGGCATGACCGTTTCCATCGCGGCGGACTTCGCGGCCCTGCGGCCGCAGCGCATTCTGGGCATCAAGATCTCGACCCTGGGCGACGCGGGCCTGGAGGCGTCGTCCGACCTGTCCGACGGCCGCTGGCGCCTCGCCACGCGGGTGCCCGCGTGGGACACGTTCAATATGTACCGCAACGTTCTCATGGACTACCCCGAAGAGATCGCGGTGTCCGTCGACTGGCAGACCGGCACGGTCACCACGGGCGGCCAGGAGTTCACCCTGAAGGCCACCGCCGAAGTGGCGGGGTGGCTGCTGCGCCCGAACTTCCGGCGCTCCACGACGCTCGCGGTGGCCATCGACGAGAGCACGGGCACCATCGTCCTCGACGGTGACCCCGGCGACGAAACCACCGTCATGATCGGGCGCGAGGCCATCCACCTGGGCACCGGCACGACCACGACCACCACGTCGTTCGCCGGGTGCCTCCGGGGCGCCCTGGGCTCGCTGCCCTACCCCCACGGGGTCGAGGTCGACAGCGACGTCGAGGTCTTCCTGGCGGGGGCCGCACCGATCTTCGACATGGTGGTGGAGGTCTTCACGGTGCCGCTGATCGGTGGGGACTACGAGGATGAGGAAACCATCTGGCGGGGGGTGCTCCAGCGGCCGACGTGGGATGGCACCACGGGCAAGATCAAGGTGTCTGCCGACAGCATCATGGACATCCTGGCACGGTCCTTGCTGTTCGCCGACCTGTTCAGGTTGACGTCCTACGGCAACCCGGATTCCAACCTGTTCAGGGGCACGGGTGCCCTGCCTGACTCGGACGTCGTCGCCTACAGCGCCGGGTTCAAATATCCCACGTTGCTCTGGGACGGGGAGCGGTCGTTCGTGGCCGACATCACGCGCCAGACCTTGGAGAACATCCTGTTCTTAGTCCCTGCCCGCGATGAACACGCAGTGATGGCCCTGGGGGGTGCGCCGCTGCCCGAGCGCGACATGGAGAACGGGCGGTTCGCTGCCTTCGGCACCGAGATCACGCAGCTCTACACCACCAACCCCGACGCCCCTGCGCTCAACGCCGCCGGCGACCGGCTGTCCACCAACGCTGTCATCCTGGCCATGCAGCTCCTGACCACGACGCCCTACGGGTTCAATGGCAC